TGTCTAAGAAGATTTAAATTTTCCGCTATCGGTATGTTTAACTTATAATCCGACTCAACAACCATAGAACCATCAACAAGTCCAAATGGTTTTGAAATATCTATTTTTGTTTTTTGTCTTGTCGTATAAGGGTCAACACCTTTCATTAAGATTACAACCCCTAAGTTTTTATAATTTTCTATTAATTGTAGTGGTGTTAATATTGGTGGGTTTCCGTAATCACTTTTTGGATTTTCATTATTTTCATCTTTAACATTATGAAAATAAACCTGCATCTGACCATTAATAATTCTATTATAAAAACTACTTTCATATAATGTTGCATCCTGTGCCTGTGTTTTTGAATTAACAATATTTTGTATTGCGCCTACTGTCGTTGCGGTAACTACTTGGTGATATTCAATATCAGATGGGAATGTGTAACTACCAACACCATCATTATATAATGTTTGAGCAATATTAAATGGTTTTTTAATAGTACCACTACCGTCTGGATTTGCGTAACTAATATTTAAAGAAGTTGTACCTGATGGTATTGTTGTTCCTGTTACTGAGTAATTATTTAACCCGTTTTGTACTGTTGAGGCACTTAAAGTATTAACATCATAAGTTTGAGATAAATTAACAAAAGTTATTAAATTTCCGGTTTGAAATGTTGTTAAAGCGTTTGGGTCAACTAAAAAAACCATTGGTTGGTCTTCATAAAACTGTGCGTTTGTGAAAGAAGTTTTACCACCATTGTCTATGTAGTTTGGATAAACTTTTATTCTATTAGAACCACCGCCAGCTTTACGTAAATTGTTAAAATAATGTCCTTTTGTATTGTATAAATTAATTCTTTCAGGAATTGGTAAATTGTTTCTACTCCAAAAATATTCACCTAACGTGTTATTATAAGACGGTGTACGAGCATTGTTTTTAGTTTCAGCAACGGAATTACCAGCCATTACCTGACCAAACCCAGCATTTTTCTTAATTGATACTATATCGTCATCTGGAAATGATACATAAGCACCCGATAGCGTTACGTCCGCCAATGGTGAAGAATTAATATCACCATTTCCTGTTGTATCAATAGCAAAATTATTATCACCAGATGTACCACAATCGCATGTTGAACAATCAGGATAGGTTATCATTGGTAAATTAAATGACGGAAATTTAAATTTTCTAATCTTATTATATAAAAGAGTAATTCCGGCAATTAAAACCCCATTAAGTATTATTTTACCTATAGTAGGAGCTACGTCTAATAATGTTGCCCCAAAAGTTAAAGTTGATTTAATAAAGGCGTTTGTAAGGTCAATAAGTAACCAATATACATTAGTCGCAGCATACGCAGCAAGTAATATTAATATTAAAGGTGCAAAGTTATTCCATAAAAATTTAACAATATGATATACTATAATAATTAAACCACCAATAATTCCAAATATTTGAAAAAATATTGAAACTATAAAATATAACAAATCAAAGTTTCTTACTCCATCGTTAATTGGGAATTTATTTATTTCTGAATCACAACTTCGGTCTAATATTTCTTTAATAGATAAGAATCTACTTCTATTGGTACCCTTTCTATACTCATCAATTAATTGTGCGGTTGTATAAACTTTGTTATAATTTAATTCATAGAAAAAATCTTGACAACCAATGGCTTCGTTTTTATTAGGGTAATCATCCCAATCTAATGAAAAGGCGTATGACCTTTGAAATAGTGAAAATTTATAATCGTAATTTGTAAAATTTAATGTTACAGTTTGTGGTATTTCTTCTATATTTCCGTTATTAACGGTTGTGGTTGTTTTTTTCTCAACCGTGATTTCTAATGTTCCACCATTTGGTAGGTCAACCCATTTTGAAGTATCCGTAACATTATTAATTTTATATGTAATACTTTTATATTCACCCGTGATTGAACTGAGTAAAAGTGCCGCATTTGTTGTAAAATTAAAACTTTGAGTTTCAATTAACTTATTTTTATCACCAAATATTGGTGAGAATTCAGTTGTGTTACTTAATGTTGATGGGTCAGTTCCACCATCCCATCCATATTCTTTAACATTTGGAACCAAAAAGTTTCCACGTAATAAACTACCTTTTGGATTAAAAACAGAAAGATTTAATAAGTTTGGACCAATAATACTACTTGATGTTTGTATTGCCCCAACTTCTTTTTCGCCTTCATTTGTTTTAACTTTAAATCTATACTTACCCTTTGTTGGAATACCAACACTTGAGCTATTTGAAAATATTAATTCACCAAATTCATTTGTTGTTACATAATCCAAGTTCATTGGTACATCAACAACAAATGCGCCATTTTCATCAATTACTTTACCACCTTGTTCTAATTGATATTGTTCTAATATTGGGTCACCATTAAGATTGGTATTTATTGTTTGTCTTACGGCTAAAATTCTACCAGGTCCTGCAACCATACCACACAAGTCACCTTGTTCTGAACTTGGTTTACAGTTGTTCTTTATCATCACAGAGTCATTTGATGTCATGATTGAACCCATAAAAGTTGCCGTAGGCTCAATCGTGATATTTGAATCTCTTAAATCAAAATCAACTCTTGTAATTCCAACATCACAAACATCTCCTGTTCCCCAAAATGAAGAAACTGAAATACTTCTTCTTTGATTAACAATCTGTGGTAATGATGATAAATCAACTGAACTTTTAAATTGGTTACCGTCAAACTGTTTTGAGTTACCAAGATTCATTCTAATTAAATCTGTTGGTCTCAATGAGAAACAACCCATATCAGATAAATCTAAATCCAACATTACTTGTTGATTTCCTAAAGGAACACCAACAATCATATAGTCACCTGATTCGTTTGTCTTTACCGTGTACTTGTAATATTTTTCATATATTTGTAATACTTCTGTTCTAGTTAAAACATCATCCCTTGTTGGGAAAGTACCTGTGGCTGCGTGTCCTTCATATGAAGGTGTATATGGAAGTAAGTTATATCTATAACCATCTTCATTTTTATCTGTAACATTCTTATATGGATATAATGCTGATATTACAGGGTCATTTTGGTCAACATCATCAATTGGTACAAACACCGATACTTTTGCGTTTGGTACACCGTATCCACCGTTGGCAATTACACGACCAACAACAACACCGTAGTCAGAACAAAAACTTCTATACACATCAGATTGTGTAAGTTTCAAAGAAAGAATTTCCAAGAAGTCAAAATCTTGGTCAACTTGTACTTTGATGGTTTTGTCAGATTGTGTACTATTTCCTACTGATGTTCGTATCCTATAAGTTTTAGGCATAATTGTTCTTTCTCATAAATAGTTAATCTCTTATTTTACAAAAATAGTTGAAGTAATTTCCTTGTGAAGGTTATTGTTTCACACGGACACCGATATCCGTATTAGAATATCTGATTTGATAAAATTCTGTTGGTTCTGCGTAGATAATATCGTCAATTAACTTAATTTGTTTTGTGGTTGAATCTTCGTATTTTTGAGCCGTTTGTGATGATGAGTACTTACCACCCACTCTTCCAAACACCTTAACATCAGATATATTAACAACACCCTCAATATTTTGAACAATACTTTTGATTTCAGATATTAAAACATTTTGACCAAATTCTCTTGCTTGTGGTATCATATAATCATTAACTTTTGTAATAACATCAGAAATGATTGAGTTTTGGTTTGTATTTTTTGCAATAGAAATATAAATTTCAAATGCCAAATCAATAACTTTACCAGTTGTAACACTAATATAATCATTCATCATTCTGTATTTTGCTAAATAATTTGCAACATTATCTTTTAATACTGTTGGTACATTTTGTGTCATTTTACCATTATCATCCTGTGTTAATAATACAACATTTATTTTGTTATTATTTTCTATAATACCTACTTTAGATGGTATTCCGAATTGTCCTGGCATTTTTTGTATTAAAGAATAATAGTCACCAATTGTTACCGCTCTGTTTTGTGATGAGAAATTAAATGTAACCAAATTTCTTACTTCTTCAACCGATGGTGGATTTGCTCCTCCAATAGCTGCGGTTACGTTGGTACATTGGATTGAGTTTCTAACTGAGTTTGCGATTTCAGGTGCACCGTTAACATCAAACAACACATTACCAACAGTATTGATAACGTTGACACCAACATTACTTTCAAGTCCACCACCAACTCTGTATTGAATAAATAAAGTGGTATTAGGTGTTGGGATATAACCCAAACTTAAATTATTTTGATAGTCATTAATTCTTAGTGATACACCTGTTTGTGCAAAAGCAGCCAATTGGTCATCAGCGGATGTATTACCACCACCAAATGTTAACTTTAAAAAGTTTTCAGGTGTAAACTCAGTAATAAATTTATTACTAGTTTTAAGATATTTCCCAACACTAATATTTGATTGGTCAGTTGTTTTTCCTGGGTCAGGAATAAAAACAGTGTCTTCGGCTAAAGCTGGAACTTCATACCATTTACCATCAGGACTTAAAAATTCTTGGTATGATGGAACGTTATTATAGGTTATACCGTCTTTTTGTATAATTGATAAAACGTTAACAACATTTCTTTCGGGTAAATACAAACTTAAAAATGGTGTCGCGTCTGCCGATGTAATAACTTTCTTGAATACTTTTGTAATACCATTAACAACTACTTCTCTTTTTACGATATTATAACTTTGGACGTTGTTTGACGCATCTAAAATTGGTATTACTTTTTGGTTTTTAATTCCTGATGAACTAAATGCTGAAGAGAAATCAATATCATTTGGATTTTCAAATGTTTGTCCCGCACCAACAAATTGTGAACCTCT